CTCTGGTAGCTTCACTGTAATTAGATACGCCAAAGATGTAAAAGCAGCTGTTGGTGGGAAAGCACCTAATGGTATTGCAGTCAACGATGCTGGAAATGGTTCTGGTAATTGGGGTGGAGTCTGGGGCGATGGCAGCAGTAAGAATTTCTTAGCTAGAAATGGTATTGGAAATGATGGTAGAGCAAATGAAGCCCTAGATCCAAGTAAATTCTCAAATGGAGTAACTTTTGATATTGAGATATATCAGAAGACTAAAACTCCAACTTCTACAGACTCAGTGGGTGTAGCTAAAATAAGAAACTGTAGGATTACGAAGGCAGATTTTTCGCTATCTAAGAAAGGCGTAGGGACGCAGCGATTTGATTTTATAGCTTTATATGCTGATGAAGATAGTTTTGTTGCTGATTTCTCTGGCCAAGGTCAACACTTTTAGGAAGCAGTATGTCGGGTTTTAATAATCGTCCGTCTAACGGACAAAGACTTTTAGATAATGTTGCTAGTAATGCTAGTGGTGTGTTTTCTACTAAACCCTCTGCTAAATATGCCTCTGGTGCAAGATGCCTACTAAAAATTAATGGAAAACTCTCTGCATTTGCATTTGGAATATCTTGGAAAATCAGCACTCAAGTGATGGAAATCACCACTATAGATGATTATTTACCATATGAACTTGCTCCACAACGAGTTACAGTAGAAGGTGCCATATCAGCACTACATATTCCTGGTCAATCAGCAGGAACAGAGTTGTGGCAACCTGATGCGTTAAGATTTTTATTTAATCAATATATTACTATTGAAGTAAGGGATTCTGTAACTGATCAACTATTGTTTTACACAGGTCAAGCTATGATCACTTCTCGATCTGAGGATATCAAGGTTGATTCACTATCGAATGTCCAACTTACATGGAAAGCAATTGGTTTTAGAGACGAACGTGCACCTGAAGTACCTAAGGCTGAACCTAAAACTAAAGCTAAAGCTGTATCTCCCTTAGAGCAAGCAAAAACTAGAATAACATCAGAAGCCTTTGGTGCAATTAGTCGCCAAACTGGTAAGTTACCTTTTGGTAGTGGCTTTGCTTAATGCATTAACCTTTTATAGGTATAATACTACTTATTAAGGAGTAATTATGGATCTACCAAGTAAAGAAAAATCATTCGCTTTTGAACATATTGGTGAAACTACCGGCAAAAAATATGATGGACAGTTCACTGTCAGATGTCTTTTAAATGTTGGTCAAAAACATAGTTTAGCTTTAGAAAAAACAAGACTATTAGGTAGCTATGAATCTCCAACTGACGATCTTGCTGGTTTAGCCATTATATTGGCAAATTTAAGAGCAAAAATCGTTGAGGCCCCAGAGTGGTGGAAACAAAGTCAGAGCGGCTCATTGATTGATGATGAGGATGCACTAGTTGTGCTATTCCGCAAGATTGAGGAGACTGAGTTAGAATGGAAAGAAGATCTAAAGAAGAAAACTCAAAAAATTCCAGATCAGACACCTCAGTCGTAGATGATATACAGAAACTTGCAGCCTACAATGCAAGATCTGATTTAGATACAGATGAAAAACTACTGCTCTTTCTTCAGAGTTGGTGGTCTCGTACATATAACCGCCCTCTAAAAGACCTAATACTATTAAGTTATTCCTTAGAAGAACTTCTCTATGAGTTTTATGATCGTATAGAACGAAGTAAAGCTGAAGATGAGCGACTTGAGCGAGATAGTGTTAAGATAGAAGAAGAGAAGGATAAGTCAGACGAAGATTGGGCTGAGAAGATGGAACGTGAAGAGCGAGAAGCTACTTTACGTGAAGCTGCCACTAAGTCTGAAGAGCCACTTAAAGATCCAACTAAGGATCCCGCTAATGTTGCCTGGATGGAAGAACAGATCCAAAAGGGCAAAGAAGAGTTTGGTGAATCCTTTGGCGAAAACATTGATGAAGGATTTAGTGAGTAGTTATGGCTAATGATATGAATAAGAAGAATTCAGCAGCTAGCATTGCGGCGCGAATTTTTAAGGGTATAGATTATCCCAATATCCCACAAGATATCTTAGGTAATATAGCAAGAACTGGTCAAGCTACTCAAGAACATTCTGACATTGCAGCAGATATAGCTCGTCGACAACGAAGTCCAATGTTGCAAGCCGCCATGGGATTTCCTGGTGAATTTGATAAAACTTCGATCGGCCCAGATATTGAAAAGGAAATGAATGGTATTGCTAGATTAATCAATCGGCAAGATGCAATTGAACAAGGTCAACGTTCTCGTGGTATGAACACAAACGAGAGTTTTATCACTAAACACTTTGATCCCTCTCATATTAGAGGGGAATCAGAACGCAGGATGAATGATCCTGAAAATCAGAGACGAATGCTTACACAAGCATCTAGTGTATCGCCATATCAAGTGCACGCTGCAATGAATGCCTCAGATGAGCGAATGGCAGGCTATAAAACAGAATTATTAAACTTAAATAAGAAATTATTTGATTCAGGTGGTGCAGCATCACCTGAACATCAAGCGAGCATGAATGTTGTTTTTGGTAAACGAAATGAAGAGTTAAATAATAGAGCTATATTGAGTGGTCTTAATAAAAATTATAAAGCAATGGGCTTAGATTCATTATCAACGACAATGGGCCATTTAAAGATGCAGACTCAAGCACAAGATGTTGTATCTAAAAATGGCGCCGGATCTAAAGAGGCTGAAATATTTTTAGAAAATTTAAAGAAACTTAATGCAGAGACCGATAAGACAAGTAATAAATTTAAAGAATTATCTGAAGCAGTAACTAAGTCTGGTGGCGATTTTATGTCAGGCTCTGGCGGCGGTGGTGGTCATAAATTTATGGGAATGGGCGCGAAGGGATGGGGTCAAGCTGGAGCTATTGGTCAAGTTATGTCAATAGTGGGCGATAGTATTGGAACACTGGGTGTTGATCATAGAATTAAAGAACGCCAAGTTATGGCTGGATTTGCCAATCTTGCTAATTCTAAATATGATGTATATAAATCTGCTCGCGATGGTGATGTTGCTTCTCAGATGTTAATGACTCAATGGGGGTCTGCTGATCAGTTTGCGAATCAGATAAAGCAAACAGCTAGAGCGGGTGAGATTACAAGTGGTATTGGTAATGCCGTCGTTGGTGCGGCAAAAACTGCTGGCGCTGTGTTGGCAACTAAAGCAGCAATAGCTTCAGGGGCAACAGTTGTTGGACTTCCGGTCTCTGCTCTTTTAGCAGGAGGCAGTGTCGCATTAGGTGCCAGTGCAGCTTCTGATTTTGCAGAAGCTGGTTCTAATATTTTTCGAGGCAATAAAAGTGGACAAGCTTACATAAATGCTACTAATACTCACATGGAAGCTATGAGAGCAGTAAATGCAATTCCTGCAGAACAATATCAGGGATTAAGGGATTTTTATACTGGTGCTGGTGGTGTAGCTAGAGGAATGGGAGCACGTGGTGAGACTTTCTTAAACGAGATAACCCAATCTGGTCCTGGATCACTTTTGAATGATCTGTCAGCCGCAAGAATGAGTCCAGAGCAATATGTGCAGATGGCGCAAGTTGGCAATGACATGATGGGTTCGCAGTTTTCCAAGAAAAACATTTTTAGTGCACGTAGTTTAGAAGTAGCTGGTCTTGGTACTGTAGAACAAAATATAAGAAGACAAGGAGCGTTAGCTACATCTGGTAGTAATAACCCCACAGGATCACTTGAATCTGTCATGGCTGCCGCTATGACAAAGGGTTTAGATAGTTCAAAAGCTATTGATATGATGGTAACAAACACGGCAACAATGGTTTCTCAAACTGCTGGTGCAACAGCAGCTGGAATTGATACTTCAGGTGTCACGGCAGCAGCTCTAGCGTCTATGGTTGATCCCAGCATGGCCAATAAAGAATTTGCCACCCAACGTGCCATGACTATTGGACAGATAGCAAGAAGCGCAGAAACTAATGTAAGCACAACTTATTCTGGGATGGTAAATACATCTCGTATCAGTGCTGCCACTGGATTAAGTGGTATTGATGCAATAACAGCTGGTGAAATGACAGGAGCTGAGTGGAAGGCACTAGAAGGTGATCCAGATGCAGAGAAAAAATTAAGATCAATGGGGATAAGTGTTGGACAAGGTGGTGGAGCCAAAATGATTGCCACTATGATTCGCCTGAAACAACGTCAAGTAGCAGAAGGTGAAGGTGCTGCAAATGCTCTAGGTGGAATGAGTGATAGTCTTTTTGAAAAATTACGAAATGGCACCTTAACAGACAAAGATCCCGAATATGATCAAGCAGCAGATATCGCACGACGTTCGAAATATGGGACCGTAGAAGAGTATCAAAAGGCTGTTCAATCTGGCGATACAAATGTAGTCTCAAAAGATAAATTAAATGATAAAGTTAAGTCTGCAGAAGGTTCTGAATTAGGTAAAATAGATAAATTAATGACAGGGCAAATGGCACGATTAGCAGATCAAGCTAATGTTGCAGCTGAAGGTTTAAAAAAGTTAGGAGAAACCCTTAATTTAAAGGGTGGACCATTACAAAGATTTATAGAAGGGCAAGAAGCTGCAGAAAAAAATGGAAGACAACAAGAGAAAGAAGCCTCTACAATGGCCGCTAATGCTGCAAAAGATTTTAATTTGGCAGCTAGCAATTTGAATAAAGGTTCGTCGGCATTTGCACAAATTATGGATAAAGTGGCTGATAGATTGAATATAACTGTTAAAATGCCTGCAGATGATAAAACCGTAGCAACAGGAAGAGGCGATACATCTGGCAGACGACGTCCTGGTGAGATGTAATAATGAGTGAATATAAAATAAAAACCCCACATGCTGCAGTATTAGTATGGAACTATAAGGACAGAATAGGCATTCCGGAAGGGAATAATCCTCGCACGCAGGACTTTCAAGATAGTGGACTTAAGGATAGAGGGATAGAGGGCGGAGCAAGCCAAAAAAATCAAGAAACTGTTCCAGTTATAGTGAGCACATTGTCTTGCGTATCTATACAAACAAATAAGAGTAAAGGAAAACCTGATGGATCATTCAACTTAGTCCTTGCTCCATTTAAAAACTGGACATCAAATTTAACAGCTGGTAGTTGGTGTTGCCTACTAATGTCTAATGAGTCCATCTTAGAGAAAGATCTCAAACACGCCGATAAAAACAAAGTAAAAATGCTTGGTCGAATTGAATCTGTTAGAACAGAAACCAAAATGGAAACTGATGGAACCAGACGAACTTTATATTATGTAACTGGAACTGATTGGGGAGATATTTTTAACTCTACAATATATATTGATAACTTAATTAAAGGACCAAATGATAAAGGCAATAGTCAGGGTGATGTTGCAGCTCTAGCTCTTAGACAGATTTTATTTGCTAATGCCGGATCGCCTAAACATTTTACAGTTAATTATAATTTAACAGCATTATTAGGCATAATGGGTAAAAATTTAGGTAACTTCACCGGTACACCTCGAGAGGTTGGTAGATTAGCAAACGCTATGTATGAGTTTGCTTTACCAAATGAAGTCATTAACTATTTTGATTTTAGATCAATTAGTGCATCGGCTGAAGTACAGAAGAAAAAATTATCTGGCAAATCTTTGAATAATTTTATTAAGTTAATATCTGGATCGCTAGTTAATTATGATAAGTATTACGATACGGAAGAATCATTAGGCTTTATAGATCCATTCTCTATTCAGGGTACACACTCATTGTGGCAAATTCTATTAGAAAACAGCAATCCCGCCTTAAATGAAATGCTTTGTGACTTTAGATGGAGTAATGATGAAGGTGACAATGGTGTTACATTGGCTCTTTATAACAGAATAAAACCATTTGCTTTTAGGAACTTTAATCCTAGAGCAGGTAAAAGCAATAGATTAAAATCTTACTTTCAATATGTTAAAACAAATAAAATAGAAAATAATGAAGTTATTTCTGTAAATGCTGGAACAAATTGGAGAGATAAAATTAACTTTATTGAAATTAAACCACAATTTTCTGAGTTTAAAATTGTATCGAATTGGATTAAACAGAAGTCTCAAGTATTTGATCCTAAGTCATTTGAGCGCGAAGGTTTTCGTTCTATGATAGTTGACACCAAACAGTTTCCTAGAAAAAAGGATGGTGGTGTTAGCGCCAAAAAACTAAAAGCAATCTCAAGTTCAAGTTCAAGTCCAGTTAAGCCAACGAGTGTTGCTGATGCTGCCATTGCTGCTACTAAAGCTGCTTCAGCTGCTGCTGCTAGAATTATTGAGATGTACAATGTTGGTAACGTTACAGGCTTTGTTGATGTTATTCATGCCAATTATGACGTTAATAGTAAAGCTCTTGAAGCCATTAAGGCTGACTTAATTGTTCCCACATCTAAATCTACTGATCCTGTTACCACTGCTGATGCCGCTAAAGCTGCTGCAGAATCCGACGCTTCTGCTACCACTTTTACTAATAATCTCTTTAATATTCCTGGACTTTCACCTACAGGAACTGGTAGTGTTCTTCGAAACGAACCTGCAACCCCTGCTTCTCCCACTCCCGCACAAGAGGCTGCCACTGCAACTGCAGCTGCTAGAACTGCTGCTGCTAAAGTTATTTTAGCGGCTAATTCTGGCACCGTTGAAGAACTAGCTAATGCCATTAGTGAATCAGATAGTGCCAGCGCAACGGCTGCTTCTGCCCTCTCTTCTCCCACAGTTATTATCCCTACATCTTCCGCTGCTGCACCAGAAGGCGTTTCTGCCAAAGTTGTCGCAACTGCCGCTGCTGCTGAAGCAGATAAAGCTGCTGCTGCAGCAGTTGCTGCTGCCGCTGCCGCCGCTGATGCCACAGCATTATCGACTAATGACTCAGCAATAGATTGGAATGAATTAGAGAGTTGGGCACTTTTAATGCGAGAGTGGTTTTTTGGCACACACAGAATGCTTAATGGAACAATTGTTATCCATGGATCTACTCAATATATTGGAATAGGCGAGAATATTATATTTGATGCAGGACTTTTAAATCCCACGCCAAATATAAATGCGGCAACAGTGAAGTCACAAAAAAATGAATCTATATTGGCTCATATAGAGTCAGTTCAGCATAGTTTTACAGTAGATGACAATGGTGCTAGAACATATAGAACAACAATACAATTCGTACGTGGAATTACTGTAAATAGTAATAATGAAGTCGTTGGTGAAGGCATGCTTGATCAAAATGTCACAAAAACAACTCAATCTGATGATAGAAATAGTTTAAATACAGTTAGTACTTCTGATATACTGTCTGACCCAGATCCACAAAAAGTAAAAGGTACATAATGCAGGATCCATTTGATATTGTCAAAGATAGTTCTTTGTGGCAAAGTGGTTCAAATGCAACAGCCATTAATAGAAAAGACCCATATCTTCGCATTGGTATAGTTAAAAAAATCTATAGAGAGGAAAGAACCTCTGATTTAAAGTATCTTGTAGAAATTCAAGATCGAAATAACTCTATTGAAGTTAGTGCCAGAATGATAAGACGTTTTGGTGGAGTTTTTAATTATGAAGATATAGTTTATCATGGTTATAAAATTGACAACAAACTAGATCCTGTAAGGGATTTTGACGCTAAAGCTGGAGACAGTGTACTTGTAGCATTTATTAATGGAGAGGGGCGAGAAGCGGTCATTCTAGGTTCATTAATACATCCTGCAAGAAAATCAACTGTAGATATTACAAAAGGTCCACAATATATATCAGAATTTAATGGCATAGAGACAACAATAAATGAGAATGGTGAATATAAGATTACCTTTAAAGCCATACCAACAAATATTGGAAAACTTGACGATACACCCAGTAAAACCTTACCAAAACCAACGTATGACACACGAATTGGCGGAAGTTATATTCAATTTGATAAGACTGGTAGCATAGAGTTGAACGATAAGGACTTAGCGGGCATTCAAAATCTTAGGATAGATAAGCCTAAAGGCACAATCGAGATAAATTCTGGAAAGATTAAGTTAACATTAACTAAAAAAGAAGAGAAAGTTACGTTGAAGTGTAAGATATTAGATATCACTTCAGATAATAAAGTTATAGGAAAAACTGAAGAATTTAGCTTAAATGCGTCTAAATTTGTAAAGATTAACTCGCCTAAGGTCGCTATTGGCAAATCAGGAGTTGAATTATTAGACCAATTATCTAAATTAGTTGATATGCTTGGTAAAGTTACCCCAATATCGCCTATTGGACCATGTACTCCATTAATGTCTACTCCACAGTGGCCTGGTGTAACAGGTGTTCAGGCCAAGATAAAGGAGATAACAGGTGCCCTCTAACTAAGGTTGCTATATAATAGAGTTATGTCAATAAGTATTAAAGATATTAAGAGTGTATTTGAGCGACCTAAGGTGAAACCATCTACGTCAGCTACTTCTGGTCAGTCTCAACCTGGGGGAATAGCATTTGATGAGAGATTCTTGTCAAATGGAACTAATACATATACAATTAAAAGTGAAAACTGGTACACAGCAAAACCCTATGGTTTTAAGGCTACATTAAGAACTGGTGCTACAGTTGTGATGTTTCTACCCATTAATCCAAGTAATTTAACAATAACTACTAATTTTGCTACTAATATAATTTCTACATTATATGGTACTGTTGAAGAGCACTCTGATGTTAGATATTTTGATATCACTATTGCAGGAACTACAGGTATAGCTCCTAGGTTTGTTGCACCGTCTATTGTAGATGGCGGCGATATGGATCCTGGTGCAGCATACGAATCTCTTAGAAAATCAGGTCGTTCGGCATTTGCACCTGTTGATTCTTTTAGTGCAGGCGGTTTCTTTTCTAAAACATTAGCGATAGCAAATCAAATTAAAAATAAAGCAAATGATTTAGTCAATGGAAGCGCAAAACCTAAAAATGGTCTAAATGCTGATAATAGTGGATATGTTGCTTTTCATAATCTATATCGCTTCCTTCTTCAATATAAAAAAGATGCAGCTGGTGTTATCAACAGTAATAATCGCAAGAAACATCCATTAACTTTCTTTAATTATAAAGATGGAAATCGGTACGATGTAGCTGTACGCAGTTTTACAATGGTTAGATCTGCTGATAATCCAATGCTATATAACTATACTATTCAACTTCGTGGGTACAACTTGCAAAGTCTTACCGATAAAGTTGATGAAAATATACAAAGAAGACTTCAAGATCTAGGTTTAGCTGGAATTGATGGTTCTTCTATATTAGGTGATATCAAGTCTATTTCTAGTAAAGCAAAGGGAATTATAGGTTCTGCGGTTGGCGGAATAAATTCACTAGGTAGATAATGGCAACTATTAATGAAGCATATAAAAGCATTGCTGATGTGAATCTCTGGTTAAGATCTAGAGGTGGCGATGATTTAACTCTTGCTGATATACCTTCTATTATTCCACTTCGTTGGTTACATTTTAGAGAAAATTGGGAATTCATGAAACCAGACTTGCTGAACAACATATCGCAAGATGTAGACCCTGATTTATTTAATCAACAAATAAATGATTTTTCTAATCTTATTGAATCACAAAGAAACTCTAATAAGATCAATCCATTTCAAGATTCTCAAACTTTTTATCGTTTTTATACTATATTTAATAATATTCTTATTCAAAGTATTAATCTAACCAATGAAGAACAAGAAATCATTGATAATGAGCTGACACGTATTAATAGTTTTTCTAAGAATAATTTTCTCAGTGCTAAAAATAATATTATTGATTATAGAGATAGAGTTGCAGATACTTCAGGCCTTAGTGATAGTGATTACAATAAAGCATTTGGTAAAGATTCAATTCCACCTCAAATTAATGCCACAATAGTGGAAGCTAACTATCTACTTACACTAGAGTATTCAATAAGAACATGTGATTTTATTTTAGCAAATCTTTTTGCAGTAGACTCTGCTATTGACCCATTTGCTTTAGCAAGGGCCAATGCAAATAACCCCAATATAAATATTGGAAGTTATAAGTCTGGTAAATTAGTAAAAATTAACTATGGTGAAAGTTTAGAAAGTCTCGCTACTAGATACCTAGGTGACCCTAATAAATGGTTAGATATAGCTATTGCCAATGGATTAAAACCTCCATATATTGATGAGGTTGGCGTTAGAATACCACTTCTATCAAATGGTGCCGGAAGTCAAATAAATTTAGCAGAAACAGATATAGACGGCGAGTTAAATATCAATAAGCTGTATATAAATCAACAAGTATTCTTGCAATCAACTACAGAAGTTGTTCCGAATCAAAGGACTATTATAAATATTAGGCAAGTGCCAGTTTCAGGCGAAATTATACTTGAACTAGATGGCGATGCTAATATGAATATTTACCAAATAGCAGATCAAGCTCATATTAGAGTTTATGCCCCAAATACAATAAACAGCTCCTTCTTTGTACTTATCCCCTCTAATGAGCCTTTGGATGATTTTCGTAAAGAAGAGGTGCCATGGTTTTTAGCTAAGAGCGCCGATGATGAAAAACGAGCTAAAGTCGATCTAGCAATTGACTCAAATGGAGAGTTAACTTTAACATCAAATAGTGACATTAGATTAAGTTATGGTCTAGAAAATGCAATTCAGGCTATAAAGCTCAAGATAATTACCGAATTAGGTTCTCTAAGATACCATCCTACTTTTGGATTGGTCAATGTTTTGGGCACCAAGAACATCAATATAGATGATACTATAGAGTTGATAACTGAGTCAATAGTTTCACAAGTTGAGGCTGATAGTAGGTTTGATAGGATCGAGAATCTCTCAGTTGATTATTTAAGCAGTGATGCAACAAATGAGGGAGTTAGTGCTATTCTTATCAACTTAGTAGTAAGATTAGCAGGCGGAAACAAGGTGATTCCTATTAGTTTTACGGTGAATAACACTTAAGACTGTATAATATAGTTTATAAGGCGGATTATGGCAATTCAAATTAAGTCATTTAATCAGATCCTCGGGGATATGATTAGGAAAATAATAGCAGAAACGGCACTTAATGACTTAAATGCTGGGTCTGTATTATTGACATTACTTGAAGCGGCCGCATCAAACGATTTTGAAAACAATACTGCAATTCTCAATGTTTTAGAGTTACTTAACATAGATGCAATTAAAAATAATGACCTAGATGCTAAAGCTGGTGATTTTGGACTTTCTCGAAGAACAGCCATTAAAGCTTCTGGTCTAGTTGATATTTATAACACTAATATTACAAAACGAAGCACTGGGTTATATGTTATTAAGCCGGCACCTATTGCTGGACAAACTAAGATATACGTCAACAATACAACTGGATGGTCACTTACTGGTAGTTTATACATTGGTCGAGGGACTCAGTCTTTTGAAGGACCAATTACTTATACGAGTATAGTTGTATTTCCTACATACTCAGAAATCACACTTGGATCGGCACTTCAAAAAGATCATCTAATATCTGATTCTGTTATAGATTCACAGGGACAACCAGATATATTAATTAATGCTGGAACAAATGTAAATATACCAGCTAACAATCAAAATCCAGAAATTAACTATATCACTCTACGCGATGCTATTATTCCTTCCGGTGAAGATAAGGTCTCTGGTGTAAGTGTTATAGCTATTGTAGCAGGATCATTGGGTAATGCTGGGATCAACACTATTACTAATTTTGATGTACCTCCATTTTCTGGAGCAGGAGTATCTAATACTTCTGCTTTCTCAAGTGGACGAGATATCGAGACAGACACTGAATTACGAAATAGACTTAAGTCTTATTCTATTACTCTTGCTAGAGGTACTGCCCCAAGCATAATTTCTGCAGTTATCGGTGTATCTGATCCAGATGATAGCAATCAAGTGGCCTCTGCGGTCATTACAGAACCAATTAAAGTCGGTGATCCTTCTATTCTATATATTGATGATGGCAGTGGATTTCAACCCTCTTTTGCTGGACAATCAGTTGATAAATTACTTAATAATGCAGTGGGTAGTGAGGAATTTTTACAACTAGCAAATTACCCTCTTCCTCGTCCACAAGTAATAAATGTAGATGAAGGACCGTTTACAATTATTGAGGGATCTTTTTTAAGAGTAAGTGTAGATGGTCAAGAAGAGACAATATACTTTGACTCTACTCAGTTTTTAAATATATCTGCAGCAACTTTATCTGAAATCATTATAGTAATAAATACAAACTCTACATTGTTTAAAGCTAGATTTGCTAATAATTCTACGGGTATATTACTATATCCCGTAGAACATGATGCAGAGATTATTCAAGTAGCTCCATTAAGAAGTACTGATGACCCTACACTTTATGCAAATACACTCTTAAAATTTCCTACAGATGAGTTCAGTTATATATCATTATATAAAAACAGTGAACTACTTAGAGAAAAAGCAATAGGTGCTGAATTAGAGACTGCTTCTTTTGCACAATGGAACATCACATCTGTTGGCAATATCATTATAGCTGTAGACAATACACCAACTCAAGATAGAAACTTTGCCCTAAGTGATTTTCCTGGAGCAGTTTCTTTTGCATCGTTGTCGCTACAAGATTGGGTGGATACATTTAATTCAAAATTCGCAGGACTTACTGCTGAGGCTACACCAAGTCAAACTATGATTATTCGCTCTAATAAAATTGGAGCAGAATCTTCTATCGTCGTAAGCGGTGGAACACTACTTAATAAATGGTTTCCTAATTTACCTCTAGAGTCGCAAGGACAAACTGCACAGTTTGAGTTAAATAGACAGACTGGTAATCTACGCATCCTCGCTGATATTGTTGCTGGAGATAGTATCTCTGCCGGCATAGAAGATGCTAAAGGTTTTGCGGTATCTGCTGCAACAACATCTGGCAATTATAATCTTTCATCTGATGGGGTCGGAAGACCAGCTGAGATGGTGATTGTAGTTGATTCTACTTATTGCAATAAAAAGGCTATACCTTTACTCATTGGCAGTAATATATCTATACTTGCATCTGGATCAACTATGACTATCACATCTGACAGTGCCGACTCTTTTGCTGCACTAAAGCCAGGTGATTTCATATATCTAGTTAAAAGAACTGCTGGTTGGATCAGTGCAGCAAACTCTGGATTATTTAAGATTAAGGCGAAAGGCAATCATACGGCAGCAGGAATAGATACTTATGTAGTTGTTGACAATGATGGTGCCGTCACAGAGGGTGGAATTCCTATTGCAGACTCTTTGGATATAAAAGCTTTCGAGACAGATGGTTTTCCACAGATCTGGCGCGGATCGTATTTAGCTAATCCGCCAGCAGAACCAATAACTGGAGTTCTAAACTCTTTAAATGAAGATGTTGCAGGTGTGTTAGCAACTATTTTTAGATCAAATTCTATAAAAATCACATCTACTTCTGAAAATAGTGGAAGTTTAGCAATACCTATATCTATAGGTAACGCTTCAGTTTTCTTCACTGAGACAGATACTGCTCAGCTTGGTAATCCATCACATATAGCTACAAGAGTCTCTGATAAGACATTAGTATCTCTATTTAAGGCTACAAGCCCAACAGCTACTAATGTATTTTTAGATAGACATATCTATGCAGATGTAAAAGGTGCACTATCATCCAATGCTGTACCTGATGTATCTCCTTTTGCTGGCACTTATAGTGAAACAGTGCAGTCAACTGGAGTACTTACACCAGCTAATGTTGACTTTGATGACTATTTATCTTTTACTAGAGGCAATAATCGAAATCAATTTAGAACTATAAAAGCTAAGATTGCTGTCGATCAAGTTGGAACCCAACAGTCAACAGCTCGCACAGAATTAGATCACATTGCGTTAAACGAATTTGAACTTGTTAGACCAGTATCCATATCATCTGAAGACAGCATAGTCGTGGTGATGGATAAGGATGCGACAATCAATACTGTTGATGTACGCATGTCTAGAACAGGGATAGTCAATTCAGGATCAAATCCTGGGGCATTCGTGCCAACAACAACAGAATTCTCTGCAAATGATCAGGACAATGAACCTGGCATCGATTTTAACAACACGAATGTTTGGGGCACTATTGTAAATGGTACGGACTTTAGTGACTATGCTGTTTGGTTAAGAGCCCGTAACTGGTATTCTACCGGTGGCGTTGCTGGTTCAGGCGGAAAGATGCTTGTTCGCTCCGCTCAGTATGGACCAAATGGTGAGAAGATTCGTTTCAATATTGAATATCCTACATCATCTGATCAAGCTGGAACTACTACATTTATTAATACTCCATCTTATAGTTTATATTCATACTATTTTGGATCTGGTCCAGCAAGAGCTACCACTATAGGTGCTGGCGATACTATTGCAGTAAAAGGTCCTTATCCTGACACTGCTACAAACTTTCCAAATGGTGCAGTATCTGCCGGTGATTATTTTGACTACACATTCTCAGCTGGCACTTTAGCTACTGTATCTGTAGGTGATGTACTATCTATTACCGATGGTTCAGGCGTATCTGCATCAAACTCTGGACAATTTAGTGTAACGAACAAGAGCGGATTAACGGTTCGAGTATTTAATCCAAGTGCAAGTATCACTACTCCTGGTGCCGCTGAAGTTACAACAGTAACTACTGTAGCTGACATCATTGGTACACCTACAAGTTTTACTATTAATACAGTGGCAGATATTGCAGGATCTTTACATCAGACATATTTTATTGTTTATGATACACAGGGTTCTGTTGCAGTGTGGTATGACATTGATAACGTTGGTGCTGTTGCACCTCCACATGGAGCAAATAGAGCTATTAAAGTAGCAACAGTAGTGACTGGCGATAGTGCTAATGACGTTGCTACTAAGACTGGCCAGGCTATTGCACTTGACAATGCTTTTAGTGTGGGTGTAATTACAAATCAAATTACTATTACAAACTTAATAAATGGAGCATTAGCAAGTGCTTCTGCAGGTACTTCTGGTTTCACACCAGCAACAATTACAGGCACTGCAGATAATTCACTTGATGGAAAATATTTCATACTTCATGATGCAGTGGGCTCTGTTGCAGTGTGGTATGACGTAGGCAATGATGGTACATCTGAACCATTCCATGGAGCAGATCGTTCTATACGAGTATCTGGAGTTAATTATGGTGACTCTGCCACTACAGTTGCAGCAGCCACTGTTGCAGATGTTAACCCTGATCTATCTTTTATTGCATCAAATTTAGGCAACGTAATCACTATCACTAATGTCTTTAACGGTAATTCAGCAGCAGCGACAGCTAATACCTCTGGTTTTGGAGTATCATCTGTAAACGGTTCTTTACCTGCAGATGAACTGATCGCTAATGCAAATAACGTCGTAATATTTCCATTGACAGAGACAGATGTGGCTACCATTGCCGCTACAGTAAATGCAGGACAGATAGTAAAACTTGTAGCTGTTGGAAGTAGTGCCTTAACAATTGAAAAGGCAACTAGAGAAGATATCTATGTATATGGCGGTAACTCAACAGCGCTAGGATATGGGCATAATCCTACAGTAGCTGCAGATAGAAATCATGTTAAATTATATGATTCTGTAAATTGGGTCAAGAGCTTTCAAAACTCAAATCCAAACTTTACTTTAAAGACTACTTTTACTCTAAATCTTGTTGCACCATCTGTATATGCCCTAGATACTGCTCCAAACGATGATACAGCTAGTCTTGGAGAACAATTTAAACTTATTCCTGTTAGCGTTAAAAATATTCATCACCACTTGACACAAAAAGCACTCTCACAGCTTCCAATTATATCTAACGTTAGAATTTCACAAGATCGTAAGAATGTGCAGATAACATCTAAGAGTTTAGGCTCTGATGGTTCTATTGAAGTAATAGGTGGAAATGCAAATAAAGCTCAAGCATATCTTGTCAGTGAATCTGAAGTATCTTCAGATATAAATGGCAACTTCTTACTAGTTAAAACCCCAGCCTTTCCTGATACATTTAATGCTGGTGATTTAATTAGCATTCAAAATGATGCAGGTGTTAAGAGATTTTCTAGACTTATAAACACTGACAAAATTACTGTTACTAATCCTTCATCTGGGATCATAGAATATAATTACAATCCAAAAGCAATTGGTGTTCTTTCAACAACTGCTTTTACAATTACAGATGTCTCTGGATCATATGGAAGACCTGCTGGATATGTATGGCGATGGACACACGGTGGCGGCGGAGTTACACTTGCTCAAGTTAGAGCAGGAGATCAAGTGTTTGCATTTGGTCCAAGTCTTTCTTACGATCAGGGAAATAAAGTAAGGGTTGCAGGCGATGGACAAGTTGCAGGTCTTCCAATTATTTTCGTAAACGACGCATCTAACTATATGGACGTATTAAACCCATATGGTAAAACAATGCCAGTAGTATTCACTGTCGCTTCAGCAAATGCGACAGCTGGTGCTACATATACTCACGGTGGTCTTACTTTTACTGTCTTATCTACAATTGCACCTGGTGTATCATTAACTATGTCTGGTCCAGTACCCACTTCACCATCAGGTACATTGACAAAAACAAGTGGGGCCGGTGATGCAACAATTACTTTCACATCTTATACTGCCTCTACGATAGGTGTAGGTCTTACCTTTACAGCCAATACTAATTTTGGAACTTTCTTACCAGCAAATATAACGCTACCAAGCACTATTACTTTTGCTAATACTTTTACAGCCAATCAACAAGTTAGTTTTAGTTCAACCGGTACATTACCTTCTGGGTTGCAAGCTGGAATTATATATTATGTAGTAAATCCAACAGGTGCAAATTTTCAAGTTTCTAATACTCCAAGTGGAGCAGCTATAAATCTTATAACAATTGGAAGTGGAACACATACAGTTGTATCTGCAATGTTGACTGCTGTATCATCTACAGTTGGACTTATCGTTGGTCAATATGTTACTGGAGTAGGTATTCCTACGGGGACTCAAATTACTAATATAGGCACCAGTACTGTAACTATGTCCAATGTGGCCACTACAGCAGGAACAGGTATTACTGTATCGGTACCTAATACTGTTCAAGTTTGTCCTACTCCTATTATTAAATGGAATTTAACTCATGCAGCAAAATCTAATATATCTTCAATGTCTAGAATAGCCAACGTAGTCACAGTAGTTTGTGATGGCCCACATATGTTAAATACTGGTGACAGTGCAGATATTGCAGACAGCAATAATTTAGTAGATAGTAGTTATGGACCAATTACGTCAACATCTACAAATCAATTCACGTTTGCATCAGTTGGAGCCAACTTCGCAGAGACAAACGTAGGTTCAACTTCTATTAAAACTGGACTTGTCCCTACACGATATAGATTAGAAAAACTTGGTTTTAACAGTTTGATTCGCATATCTAGAACAGATGGTGAATCGCCGCGTTTTACGGATTGCGGTGTAGCACTAGATGATTATGTAGTCATTGGTGGCTCAACCTTTAAATCAAACAATAACGGACGTTTTAGAGTTCTTGCTGTAGATAACTCATCGATGATATTAATTAATGAATCTGGCTCAGATGAGCTAAATACTACTGTTCCGTTTAATAATAAAAGTTTGTACGCTACTTGGACTGCAAATACAAATGTAGTTACAGGTGTTGCGGGAACATTTAAGTATTTGAATATAGGCGACTGGGTTAAGAAACCCGAAGATCCTGATTCACTTTACAGACAAGTTCTAAGCTTTTCTCCTGGTACACCTAGCACAGCAACATCTATAATTTTAGGTGGCAATTACGGCGGATCAAGTGCTATTGCACCTGGTGTTAGCTATGACATGTTAAATGATTACGACAAGGGCGTTATTCTTCAAGGTATAGACGATATCATTATATATGAAGGTGATGCAGCTGCTACAGGTGACTCACTTTTTGTTCAAAATATAGTCAACACAAATTGGTTTAGCGTAAATAATATTGGTAATTTTGAGGTCAATGAAGTAGGTACAAATATAGCTACTTATAAACCTTTTATTCGAATCTCTAATTCTGCAGGTATAGCTGAGTCAAGTAGATTAATGTCTGTTGATACTGCTGGTTTCTATTTAATAGAGGGACTAGCTAATAAATTCTCGTCTATTCGTAAAATTACACATGCAATATTAGATGATCTAAATGACGAACGACGCTCAATATATTTAACTCCAAGCAATAGATCTTATAAGTTTAGCGATGTAAATGCAACAAGTATTACTAATTTAGGTAAACTTGGATATAATACCAATGTCACTACTGGAATAGATGGGTACCTATACTATACTGGACTCTTACGAAGAGTTCAACGTATAGTTGATGGTTATGAACCAGATGCAGATAACTTTCCAGGACGCAGAGCAGTTGGTGGAGCAATAGAAACATTACCACCTCTTAATAGAAGAATAATGGTTACTATTGACGTAACGACAGATGAAGGTGTAAACTTAGGTGACATTTCTAATAACATTAAGTCAACGATAATTAATTATATCGGGACATTGGGTGTTGGTGAAGATGTAATCCTATCTGAGATGATTGCGGCCGTAATGCAGATTAAAGGCGTTGCTGCTGTTACTTTTACTAACCCAGTTCCTAGTACAGAGCGAATTACTATAACTAGCAATGAGAAAGCGACAATAACACCTAATGATATTGGGATTGCATAATTGAATGGCAAACAATAAGGGAAAAGTTGATCAACTACACGACTTGCTTCCTAAGCACTTAAATAGTAAAACCAATACCAATTGGAAAGCTATTGTAGAGGCATTAGGTGAAGCAGATCAAGGTACGGCAGATTTAGTTGCTGAAGTACGTAAGCAGTTCTTTATTAAGACTGCCTCTAGACCTTATCTTGACAGATTAGCAGCAAATAGTAAGATTTCTCGTCCACGTCTAGTTGGCATGGATGATCCATCTTTTAGACAGTACATCCCAGTTCTCTCTTATCAACCGAAACAAGTTAAATTAATTATAGATCAATTGCTAGATGTATTCTTCTTTAAAGAATCAACGACGGCATTTCTTACTTCACAGAATTTTGAGTCATTTGATTTGAGTGACGGCTGGGAATTAGAGATGATCATTGATGAGCAAAATAGTGAACGTATTGTTTTTAAGACAGATGACTTCACAAACATAAATGCTGCTTCAGCCGATGAAGTTGTGGCCGCTATAAATCGTCAATCTAAATATAGCTATGCAACACCATATTACGACAGTATCACTAAGAATACTTATATTAAGATTTTTACTAATACTGTTGGCTCTAAGGGTTCTTTAAGAATCTTGGGTGGAAGGGCAAATATTGCTATTAGATTGAATGGCTTTATTGATCTTGCTGGCAATGGTGCAAATACTCAATGGACTGTCACTAAAGTTGGTGATCAAGTTACTTTTCAATATACTGCAGGAGCAAATCCTGGGATAAATGTTTTACAAGAAGATGATTTGATTATAGTTGATCTTGCTGGCAATGAAGGCTGGTTCTCTATATCTAATGTCGATCTTGTCAATGGCAGTATAACTTTTACAAACTTATTTGGTACAGCAGGTGTATTTACACAAACAAGTGCTGAGCAGGTTAAATTTCTTACACCTAATAAATATGTTGCTTACCTAAATCCTAGACGTGCAATGACTTGGGAGACGTCACCGGGTGAGATCACTGTAGAGATGCCGACATCTCCACCTGTAGTTAAAAGATCACTTAAGGGGTCAATACATCTAAACGGTGCATTCAGTCAAATGTCTAATAGAGATAGCAATACAGCACTAACCCTAGTTGACGCATATCAATTTCCAGAGTCTGGCACATTCTTTTTAGAACGAGTCGATGAGAGATTGACAAGAATGTTGACTATCTCTGAGAACGTTATAGTTTCTAAAAAAACTAATAGTAGATTAAACTATGAAACAGATAGGTATGAGTATGCGAGTAGAGTTGCTCTTGCCACTACGGGCGATATAACCGATGGTGTAGCGCAAATTGTAAATTTAGCTTCTGTAGTTGGTTTAGCTATAGGTCAACAAGTCATAATGGACGGTGTTCCACCGTATGCAAGAGTTACTAGCATAGCTGGTCCTATTGCAAACATATCTCATCCTGCAACTGCTACAGCGGTAGCTCAGTCTGTTAAATTTTTAGGTAATCAGCTTACAGGGATTACGCCAAATTTACCAGCATTAGCTAGTTTAAATGAATTTACACTTCTTTCGCTTTCTAGAACTGCAAATGTTGTTACAGGGACTACTGTAGCACCGCATGGCTATGTTGTAGGAGAATCAATTATAATTTCAAATACAAGTGGTGGACCTGGTTTCTTTAATGGAGCCTTCACTGTAGCGAGTGCTAGTGGTTCGACTTTCACATATAATCAAGTTGGTGGCAATGGTGCAGCAACTACATTAGGTGAATCGCGTATCGAGCGAGATGGATTATCTAATGACGGTTCAAAGGTAATCGCGACAGATGCGGTAGTTAAGGACATAAGTCGTATAACTGGTTCTTATATCTGGGATCAAGCTGCTGCTTTTGTTTTATCATCTAATACAGCTGAAGTGAATGATGCAATACAGGCTGGAAAAATCATTAGGTTGCTAAATACAACAGCAAATGATATATCGCCAGATGGTGGATTCATAATATTTGACTATGGAAGAGAGAATCAAGAGGGGCCAGTTAGGTATTTATATAAGCCTACAAATAACACTATTGCCATAGATCCCTCATATACGTTCAAACATAGTCATCCTGCTGGTTCACCTATAGTGGCTATCAATAGAAAGGGGCCTCATCAGATGAGTGGTCGTGCCTCTGAGTATCCTGCTTATATCACTGATCCATCAGAAGCTAGATTTATATTACAAGAACTCATTAAGTCTGTTAAAAGTGCTGGTATATTCGTAAATTTTTTGGTTAGGTATCCAGAGCAATTGTATGCAACATTGGATGTTTATCAAAGTGGAGTCGATCCAGATGATATTGCTTAATGATTTTATAACTCACATTAATAAAAGAAAATCACCCAGATACCTTGGAGAAATTAACAAAGAAATTCGATATGCATGTTATTGTGAAAAATGTAACAGTTTTAGGGGCTATATAAAACTTAGTCATTATAAAAAGAAAAGCAAACTATGTAAGAAATGTTATTGCAATACGGATAATTTTATAGAAAAACAAAGAAAAAACACTAAAAATTATTTTATTAAAAATCCATATAAAGTGGATCCAATAAAAGCTCTTAAACGAAGAATATCTGTTAATTTAAGAAATAGATTAAATAGAGCAATAAAAGGTAACTATAGGACTGGTTCTGCTGTAAGAGATCTCGGCTGTTCAATTAATGGTGTTAAATCTCACTTAGAATCATTATTTCAACCAGGTATGACTTGGGAGAACTATGGTTGCAAGGGGTGGCATATAGACCATATTACCCCTTTAAATGCCTTTGATCTTTGTGATTTACAGCAAGTTAAGAAAGCTTGTCATTATATGAATTTGCAGCCATTGTGGGCTAAAGATAACATATCAAAAAGTGATAGAGCTAATTAAGAGTTTGCATAGTATAATTGATTGTAGGAGAATTGAATGGCTGTTTTAGGTAGAGTGCTCATAAGTTCATCAGAGCGTCTAGATTTACCGGACTTATTATCTGTAGATAGTTATGCTGCAGGTGATTGGAAATATTTTTTAAAGGGCCTTGTTGGCGATTCTAAACCTTATATTTTAAAAGGTTTCGACGTCATTGATCCACTTAATGCTATAGGTACACAAAGTTGCTCTATTAGAGTTGCTGACTCTATGGTATTCTATCCAGAATCTAGTTCCGGTGGTTTCTATCACGGTCTAGCAGAGGGTCATGTACAAGCTGCTCCCTTAGTTCCTGAACTTCGTAAAAATGCAGTAAACTATGTTTACTTGACATTCAGTACTTTTAATTCTTCTGTTGATACACGAGCCTTCTGGGATCCAGATAAGGATGGTGGTAATGGTGGTGAGTTTACACAAGATGTTAATACTGAATCAGTATTAAAAGTCGATGTAAACGTATCTGTTGGATCATTTCCTGCTAATACTATTCCAATAGCTCTAGTAACTGTTGGTCCTGTAACAATCACAGCTATCGAAGATGCACGAGACATGATGTTCCGTTTAGGTTCTGGTGGAATTAATCCAGATCCTTTTAATGGATATGCATGGCGATCTTTACCAGGTGCAGGCTTTACAAGAACAGAACCGCCAACACAGATGTTAGCTGGTGGAACAAATCCATTCCAAGGTGCAGATAAGAATATCCTTTCACTAAAAGAGTGGATGGATGCAGTGATGATGAAGCTGCGCGAACTTGGTGGCACCTCATACTGGTATGAAGATGCATCCACATTTAGCTTAATATCTAGCTTTATTGACTCTAATGCAACAGCATTTAGATCTAAAGGTAAGTGGTCG